AACTTTTACATTTGTTTGCATTACATTTTTATCAAAATGAGCTTCGTAGATATATGACTGTCCTTTTATCTTGTTACTTTTAATGTCCGCCTGATTAGCTTTGACTGTAGTAAGTAATGCTTCAAAGTAAGGTCTGCCGCCCAATCTGTTAATTAAAAATAACTTATCGTTAATAGCTCCTTTTTTCTTATACCGATCATCTATTGGTCCTATCATTAAAGGTTGTATATTATTTTCTGGATCTCCAAAGAACATATCTTCTAAAAAATCTTCTACGTCTATATCGCTTTTTGCTAGCTTAGTCATTGTTAATCCAACAATAGATTTTATTAAAGCGCTTTTTTCGTCATCATTATATAGATGGCTATTTTTATAAAACTCTAAATTTTCATTTAAACTTTGTATTACATTTGCAGAGCTTATATTTTGATTTCCAGCTACAAGATGATCTAAATCTTTTTCAAGACTTGTAAGAGTTGAACTTGTTATATTATTTTTTGTTAGTTTTTGGAAATCAGAAGTTTGACTAACTATATCGTTATATTTAATCCCTGCGATTCGATCCTTAACATTATTAAGTTCAAAGCCTGTAAGGTTAAAATCTCCGTAAACATGCTTTTTAAATTCTCTCCTGTATCTATAATCAGTCGGATCTAAATCAGTAATTTTTATTGTCTTTAGCTCTCCGCTTTTATCTGTGATTCCACCATTTACATTTACATCTTCGACTTCAATCTCATGTTTTTTTACATCCCAACTAAGCGCATTATTAACAACTTGTTCTTCTCTTAGCTTGGAGTTTATTGAATTTTGCAATCCACGTTTACTAGCAATTTCTTCTTTGTGTCTTTTTAAATCAATAATCTGATTTAAAACTTCTTCGCTTTTTGGCTTAGGTTGGTTATCAGGACCGACTTCTATTTTTTCCAGCTGTTTTATTTTCTTATCAATACCACTTAAAAGACTTGTAAGATCTTTTATTGGGCTTGTGTTGTCTGAAAATTGTGTCAGTATTTCGTTTGCTCTTAAATCATTATCTTTTCTATTAGCTTCTTGTACTTGAATTGCTGACGCTCCGCCTTGCGCTATTTGTTGAGAGAAATTAGTTAAAGCATCTGCATATCTTCCAGCATCTTTTGGAGTAGCGTTTTCTATAACCCCTGCAACACTTGGCACTTCAAGGGTAGGTAGCTTAGAAATTGCAGCTGGAGTAACAGCAGTTTCTCCGTACCATCTAACATTTTCTATTTTTGGCTCTTCTATCTTTAGCCTTCCCATCGAAGGAGGTACAGTAGTTCCGTCTAAAGAAACTTGTTTTGCTCCTCCAGACTTTCTACTTTTAGGATCTTCGTTCTTTCCAAGACTAAGATTTTTTACTGATGCCATTTAGCTAACCTATTTTTAAAGAGTAATTTGGCATACCAATATTTCTTAGCCCAGCATAAGTATTAAAGCCGCCAACAGCAGCACTAGCCATACCAATGGCGTATGGACCAAAGCTCGGTTTCGGTATCTCCAGAGGTTTAACAGGATCAAGATATTGTTTTTTGACATACGTTGCCGTACTTCCATATCTACTCGCTCGATTAGATTGTGCGTCAAGCCGTTGCGTCTGCGTTCCTTGAAGACCAAACGCAGTATTTCGATTCGTGACATAATCTGCTGCCGCTCTTGTACGTTTTATGTCCGCAATCAAAGTCCATGCGTTTGTTCCTAATCCTCTTAGTGCTGCAACTTCTCCTTTCTTTTCTAAATATGTTCGACCTCTTGCAACTTTCTCTTGGGTATCTTGCTCCATAAGTTGCATCTGATTCATAGTAATTCTTGTACTATCTCTTTCGTACTGCAAGTCTGCTAAATATTCAGATTGTGCTATTGCATCTTCGTTCATTTGTTTAACTACATCCTCTCTCATCCTGTTCGATTCAGTTTGTAACAGGTTGGATTGGTAAGTTAAATTTTGTTGAGCGTTTTGAAATTCTACATTTTTCTTAGCTTGCTGGTATTGCATGTAGCTACCAGCTACACCTAGTACTCCAGAAATAACAGCTATAGGAATTGCGCCACACATAATTAAATTTTTACAAATTCATAGAAAGTTCGACCTTCTGCTCCAAATGTAGCGTGTTTCTTGATGATTGAGAAACCCATCCACTTAATCCATCTTATATGAATTTCGTTTCTTGCATCAACAAAGTTATATAAAACTGGATAATTGGCATTAAATTTCTTTAATTCTTCTGGAGAATGGCGTAAGAAAGCTCTTATATCTTGGTAGTCGCTTGTCATTGTCCTATGTCCTAACATCCATATTCTTCCAGCTTTATTGGTACAAGGTACAACTCCGTACATTCCCATAATATTACCTTTCCGTCCTACCATTGTCATTGAAGGTACGCTGTTAAAGAAACAATAAAATAAAGCTTCTTTTGGTTGAGATCCAGAATAAGCCAGCACTTCTGCTCGATCTTCCAATCTCATATCTGCTGCGACTTCTATAACATCAGAGAGAGTTGACTTTCTCCAATGAAATTTTTTTACAGTCGTCTTGCTCTGGTGTGCAGCCATCCTTCCCATTCTGATGATTGAATACGACAGGGTAATGGACTGTCGCTTAAAATTTCTATCTTTGTGTCATTGTTGTGAGCCATAACTGGTACTCTAAATTTACCAGCTAAGAAAGGCGCTTGTCCTAATGCTGGAGGGTTTTGACCAACAACAAATCCGTTATATGGATAAGTAAAAGGATCTCTACCTCTTGGAGTTACTTTTATTTTAAATGCAGAAGTGTCATCAAAAACAAAAGTCCAAGTTCTAATTTGTAATCGTGGGCCAGCAACTACCGCAACACCACCACCAGTTGGCTGTTCTTTTAAGTATGGAGTACTGAACTCGTAAGTCATATCATATTTTTCTCCTATAAAAAACTTTGCATTAGTTAAGTCTCCTAATACAGTCATAGTTCCGTTACCACTAAAACCAGATTGTGTAGCTCCAGTTAAAGTTTCTGCGCTTGGAACTTTTACTTCTCCATGTTGAATTGTATTACCAGCAACATCTCTACCGACAACAACTTGGATTCCAGCAGTAGCAGTTGGATAAGGTAAAGATATAACTGACTGAACACCAGCACCACCTTGATTAATTACATTAATGTGGCATTTAGTTTCATCTATCTTTCTATCTAATAAAATTTCTAATTCACTCCCTGTATCAACTGACTCTGGACGTAGTGAACACTTTTCTAAATAAACTCCGTCCGAATACTGGATAACAAAATAAACATCACTATCTACTATTGAAGCTCCAAGCATAGACTTAGCTCCTTTAACTTCCCAAAAAGACCAAGAAGATTGCAACTTAGAGTCTTCTTCATAAAAGAATTTATAAAAATAAACACGTTTAGGTTGATCTTTACTTATAGCTATAACAGTTTCTTCCGATGCAGAACTAATTAAAGTTGTTATATTTTTAGGAATATATCTTGGAACAGCTGAAGAAACCTCTTCTGATATTGGAACTGATGCGGTTATGTCTGGAAGATAAAAATCACGCAAACCACTAAACTCTCCTTTAGGTACGGAAAAATAAACAGTCCGACCTACAGTAATAGGATCAACTGTTGGTTCAGTTTCGTATGTAGTTATAGCTGTAATAGTTGCAGTCTTAGGAGTTAAAGCACCGCCAATAGTTGAAGCTCCAGCATCTAATCTAAATTGACCATGCCGACTAAATAGCAATAAAGTATTAGCAAAAGCCAAGCTGGATGTTAAGAAATGAATTTCAGTACCACCTGTTACTAGGTCAATAGGATCGCTATCAACAATAGTTTGTACTGTCTCAGGAAAAAATCTGTCGTAACTATCAGCAGCACTCATTATTACGTTTTCATCTGCCAAGAAAATTAATCTATTTCTGAAACTATTAATATTATTAATCGTAGTGCCTACAAAAGTAGGAGTAGGAGCGGTTACTAAATCTCCAGCAATTCTTCCCGACCAATCAAATTGTTTAAACTCAAAGTTACCAGTAGCAGCATCACGAACTAATACATGTGGCATCGTTGATTTATTAAACTTGTACGGCTCTAGTGGTCCAACAGTTTCTCTCCAGATGCCAAAACCAAAGCTTAAGCCATTAGAAGTCTCGAACTTAACGTAGTAATCATCTAGTCTTGTGGTTTTAGTTCCTTGAACTTTAACAACAAATCCATCCTCACATAAAGTAGGTAAGTCACTAACAGCGTCTATTGCTCCTTTTATTGCTTTAGTATATGTGCCAGCTTTTGTGTCACTACTTTCTAAAACAAAATCAGTTCCGTCTTGTTTTTGGATTCTAATAATGTATTGATCTACAGTAAATGTCCAGCCGCTAGATAAAGCACTTGCTAAATCATTTCTTAAATCAGTAGCTATTGTACTTGAATTTGGTAACGCTCCACCTACAGCAGCGGTTGTATAAGATGCAGTTGCTAAAGTGCTAGTTCCGTCAGCGCTTTTTATTTTTACTTCGTAAGTTGTAGAGTAATCGGCAGCTTTTATAAATACAATACCTTTTGCTGATACATCAGGAGACAATTCATTAAACCTACAATTACCGCTAGTACTTGCAGATGCTCCAACTAACGTAAAACTATTAGCATTTACAACAGTTACAACGTATGTGCCATCAACACTAGATCCTGTTTCAAAATCTATTTGTATCTTTACTCCAGAAGTTAATCCATGAGCATTGGACGTAACAGTTATTGCCGTACCTGATTGAGCATAAGTTCCAGCATGATCCATTGTTACTGTCTTTTCTCTGTTAACTATGAACGTATAGTCAGCAACTGACGCAACTCTAAATTTATCGGCTGGTTCTGCTGTATTAGCAATGTCTAAATAGTCAGTTCCGTTAGGTGTTGTAATTGTTTGAGAAGTCCCATCCAAGTTAAATACATCTATAGCTCCATCTCTAATCATTATTAGATATTGTATGACTCCATCCCTGTCCACAATTTCGACAAAAGGCTGACCAGTACCAGCTGATCCTGTTATTAATTTTCCTAAATGATTGAATGGAGGGCGTTTAGTTAGTCCTTCTACTGGAGAAGACAAACAATTTATAACTGATTCTGCCTGTGAAGCTAGTCTTAATGCTGGAGGTTGTTGGCTAACCCCATTAATCATATTGGGAATAGTACTGCTAATTAATGCCATAGTTATCTCTGCATAACATTAATAGGTTTATATCCAAGTACAGGATGAGTTCTTCGAGCATGACCTCTTAACATGCTATGTTCGCTTAAAGTTGTTTCTTCTTCTAAAAATTGCGACCTAGCTTCTTGTTCTAATACTAAATTTATCTCTGTTAAATCTTTACTACCAATCATATTTTCTTGTAATTCTCTACCAGCTTTAGTCATTATGTAAAGCCTAGCGTGTTCTGGTAGATCGTCCCAATCAAGAATAATAGTCATGTCTCCTTTTAAATCTTCCGTAAAGACATAAGTATTATTTTTTCTGTCGTACAATCTACTTCCACGTTGAACAACGTCAATGTTGTTGTACTCATAAGGATCAATAACAACTCTACTAACATTAGTTCCAATCGAAATATGATTAGTTGTAGAGTCTCTAGATAAACTAGCTTGATAGTCGGTATTAAAAGACCATCCTTCTACTTGTACTTTACGGCTAACACTATCTACAGTTGTTTCCGCTAAGTTACCTAGACCAAGAAGACCTTGCAAAGAGTTTAATGGACTTTCGCCCATCATTTGCAAAGCCTTATTGACTGCTTGAAGTTTTGATGTTCTTGCAAGTACCATTTATTTTTTAGTTCCTTTTTTTGGGGGACGACCTTTTTTAGTTCCGTATGTGCCAGTACCTCTAGGAGACATAATAGTAAGGGAGTAAAGTTACTCCCCTATATTATCTACTTATGAGTTGCTTGCATATACTTCAATAGCACAATCAGGACGTAAAACCCCTGTACCATGAACCATCGAACCAACCATAAATGTACCTTGATACATTGCAGAAACGTCATTGCCTGTTTGCTGCATCTTAAGATCCATTAACTTAACTGTTCCAACTGCATCTGGAGTAAATGCCAAACCAATGTTATCTGTGTAGTTAGCATGGTATGTGTTGTTTTCTCCAGTTACTGCGGATCTGTTTGTCTTAGGTAAGTGATTAGATTTAATAATCGAAATACCAGCAACCTTAAGAACTGTACCTTCGGCATAAGCTCCAGATCCACCCCAATCTCTGTTAAGAACATCGGTTGTTTGAGCAAGCTTGTAGTAGTTTGCTGGATCTAAAGCAAAGTAACGACTATCTTCTGGAACATTATTAACGTCAAATGTTTCAGCAACAGTCCAAAGAGCAGCTACAAGATCAGCACCAGTAACAGCAGCTACAGCAGCAGCGGTGTTAGCAGTACCAGACTTAAGAATCTTAACTCTTGTACCACCAGCTAAATCTGTGTTGAAGTTTGTACCAGTTCTAGCAGCTTGAGCTATTACAGCAGCTACGTTTTGGTCAAAGCGATAGGCTAAAGCATTTCCCATCTCCTCTGTATATTTTGACCTCACATCGTAGTGATTCATGGCCTCTTCGATGTCTGCCAAAAATACATTTGAGACAAGTTTGTCATCAATATTTATGGTAGCTTCAGCATGCTTAATTGCTGAACCTGTCAGTTGCTCTCCCACCGAGTGGTAGCTAGTACTAGCCAATCCAATAATTGGAAATTGGGCCGATTTTCCCGATTGAATCGTTCTAATCGTATGCAATGGCTCGAAAATTGTAGCCTTTCTAAATGCAGAAAGTACCTCTCCGCTCCAAACTTTTAAGAATAAATCTTTGTAGCCAGTACCTGTATTGTTAACCAGACCTAGCCTAGATGGACTAAAATTAGCCATAGGAAAATTGAAAGAAAATTGGATTTAACCAACCTTATTTCACTTAGTCTGATACCTCGCAAGGATGCTATGTGCTGTAAATAAGTGTAAGGTTATTTTAATACTATCAAAAAATGGACATATATCTACCGCAG